GTAGCCGAGGATGTGATTGTCGGCGTGAAGGTCGCGCAGGAAGAACTGCATCGTGTTGAGAATCGCCTGCACGGTGTGGCCGATGATGTTGTACCGGCCAAGGAAGTAGCGCAGCGATTTCAGCATTCCCAGATGAATGTAATCGCGTCCGCGCATCACATTGTACATCTGCCAAAGCGGGTCTTCGCCTGCGTTGTCGGTCGAGATCAGAACGAAGCCGCCCGATGCAATTGCGAAATCGTCGCCGATCTCGCCGCGCACCAGCACACCGATGTTCGCAGCCAGAAGCTCCTGAGCTTCGTTCGCGCTGTCAGTGAGGTTGAAGCCGATGTCACGGTTCGGGCTGATGATGCCCTGCACCGCTTGGTTCGCCGCCGAGTGGAACGGCGCACCGGTCTCGTGATCGCGTCGCACCATGATGCCCGCCATGCGAGGTGCAAGCGGACGGATCATGATGTAGCTCGTCACCGGGTCCATCACACGGCAACCGCCGCTGATCGGGATCAGGCGATGGCTCTGCATCGTCTCGCGCCAATCGAGATCGTTCTGGAACGAAGAGCCTGCGCTCTCCACGATCATCTGACCGAGAAGCTGATTGCAGATCGAGGTCGCACCAGCGACGACCGGGTTAGCACCAGCGACGATCTCCGCCGTATAGGTGGCGGTCTCACCGGTGACATCCCACGACGTGGTGAACTGCGCGCCGGTGCCTGAGCCGGTCGTGCTGAGCACCGCAAGCGGTGTCGTCGGAACGTCTTCGGTGCCGACCAAGAAGCCGCCAGCGACGACGCTCACGGTGAGGACCGACCCACCGGTCGGGCTGATCGTGTCCACGTTCAGGATGATCTCGTTGTCGAGGATCAACTGTTCGCCGACCTGATAGCCGATGCCGCCAACGGCGACGGTCGCGCTCTCCACGCTGTTGCCCGGAGGCGGCGCGGTGATCGTCGGCGGCGTGTCGTACCATGCGCCGGGAAGCTCAAGCTCGATGGGTCCCAGCGTGCCGTTGCTGAGCCCATATGCGTGGCCCGTCGCTGGCACGACATCCGGACCGCCGCCGGTGAACTTCACCGGGTAGAGGTGATCCATCACATAGTTCGTGCCGCCTGCGGTGCGCTCGATCTCGCCGACGCCGTTCGCCATCTGCGAGGTGTAGCCGGGCGCGGTGAGGATGCGCGGCGTGCAGCCGAGCTTGGCTGCGCTCTTGAGGAACGCCCACATGCCGGTGCCGTTCAGGCTGTCGCCAGCGATCTTCGAGATCGTTTGCTGCAGCTTGATCGCCGGATCGGGATCGGTGCCTTCAGCCGTGCGCACGACAACGATGCGTGCGGCGAACTGTGTCTCGCCAAGCTGATCGTTGATGCCGCGAACAGCGTCGGAGAGATAGCCGCTCTCGCCGAGCTTCCGCGTCTTCTTGGTGTCGTTCGAGTTCAGCACGACAGGCGTGTCGAGCGGAAACAGAACGGCATCGGCGAGCGGTGCGGGACCGACGAGGCCGATAGTGGAAAGGTCCGCGCCCAGTACGGGACGCGCGCCTTCGTCAACTTTGCGGATGCTAATGCCAAAGACCGGATCAGACATTTGTGTCTCCTTCGTTGCGAGTGGTTAGAGATTTCAGATCGTGTGGGCGGGCGTCATGATCTCAAGTTGCTTCACCGTCAGCGCATGCAGCTTCACCGACAGCAACAATTCCGGCTCTGCGCCACCTGCCGGAAGAGAGAAGATGCGCAACTCGCGCACGTAATCGCCGATGTTCTGGTCCTGCACGACCGGCGTCACGACGATCTGTCCGACCGGATTGCACTCCAGCTTCACCGCCATCATCTGGATCGGCGAGGTCGGATAGACGCCGTGCGCGACAGGGACCGGTGTCGTCTGTCGTCCTTCGAAGAATGCTACGTCAGCCATGTGTGCTCCTGTTCTTTCTCGCGGCGTCGAGCTTTGCCTGCATCTTCCCCGCGTCCAGACCAAGCTCCTCCATGATCATCTGCATCATCGTCGGAGGTTGCGGCGGAGGCGGCACGAACTTCTTCTTCTTGAGATCGAGGCGCTGCATGCGCAGCTTCTCGTGATCCTCTGGCGCGTCGAGCACCTCGAACAGCCGCATGCCTGCGGTTGGAAACAGCGCCGTCACATCATGCGTCGTTGTGATGACAGACAGCCCGCCGTCATCAGCGGGGACAGCGATGACGAACAGCCCCTTCGCGTCGCGCAATTCGCGCCGCTGAAACATGTACCAATCCTGTCCGTCGGAGACGCGCTTCGAGAACAGGATGTGCGACGGTAGCTTGACCGGATAATTCTCCGGCTTCGGGCAAGCGGTCCACTCACCGTGATCGATGATCTTCATGACGCCCACCCTGATGTGTACCAGCCGCCTGCCACGTTGTGCTGACACTGTCGCCAGCGCGCCATGAAGACGCCGGGTCCGCCGTAGTACGGCGTGGCCATGTTGAGCCCGGTGATGCAGGCGTTGCCGATCTCGGCGAACTGATACCACCAGCCACCGAAATCGATGTCGCCTGCGTGCACCCAGCGCACCGAATTGACGAGTTGGTTGTAGCGATAGTTAGCCGCGTTCCACGCTTGGTTGCTCGCGGTGTTGTTGACGTAATCGTGAATCCATCCGTACTGCGCGGTCCACAGATGGCCAGCGTTGGTGAAGTAGCCGAGCCAGCCGCCGCCATTGTTGAGGAAGCCGAGTAGATCATTGTTGTGGTGAATGAACATCGGTCCCCAATCGCTGTCGTAGAACTCCAGATAATTCGAGCCGGAGCCGTAGAGGCGAAGGTTGCCGTTGATGTAGGTCTGCCCGTTGATCGTCGATGCGCCGTGCGAGGTGAAGCCCCACATCGTCGCGCCGTAACCTTGCGTGTAGAGCGAATAGCAATTGATGTGGCCGGACGTGATCGGGTTGCCGCCGACGCTGAGACCGCCCGCTGTGAACTGATGCGTCGAGCCATCCCAGTAGTGATAGGCGTTGCGCGCTTGGTTCATGTAGAGCACGCCGGTGGTCGGCGAGCCCGGGCGATAGGTTGCGAGATCGCCCATCACGTTGAGACCGCCGGTGACGTTTGCACCAGCGCCGACCGTCAGCGCGTTCGCAACGCGAAACTCGCCGGTCTGGCGAATGACCGAGAGCACCGCGCCCAGCCACGTGCCGCCGTCGTTGTAGCGGTTGAGCGTCCAGTTCGAGCCCGCGTCGCCGCCGCTCTCCAGACCGCTGTCCGCCATCATCATCTGCCAGCGCACCACGCCGCTCGCTGATCTGGCTTCGATGAAACGGTTCTGTTGCGTGCCCGTGCTCTGCAGGTACAGCACCGGAGAGACGCCACGAATGCCAAGGTAGCCGTCGGTCCAGTGACCCTGCGTGCTGACGCTATCGACGTACGCCTTGTTCACCGCCTGCGTCGGAGCACTCGGCGCGCCTGCCTGCAGATAGAGCGGGCCGGTCATCGTGCCGCCTGCCTTCATCAGCGCGTCGCCAGCGTACTCCTGCAAGCGAGCGCGCACCCACGCGGTGGTCGGGATGTAGCTGTCGTTCGCGCTTGGCGGTGGAGGATAGCCGACCTGCAGCGCCTCGAACGGCACCGTGCCATCCTTGCGGATGAAGGCGTAGGCATCGAGGCCGGATTCTGCCAGCGCTTCAGCCGCCGCCAGAATGTCGGCGTGCATGGTGACGACCTCGGCGTGGTCGGCCACCACCGTGTCGTGCATCGGCGCGACCTGATCGTGGTAGAGCTTGGTCGAATCCGCCATGCCCGGCGTTGACGAGATCATCCACGACGAGTGCGGTCCGGCGTTGCCGTGGATCGCCGTCACCGTGAACTCGCACAGACCGTCTTCCTGATGGTAGCCGATCAGCCGTGCGATGGCGTAATCGTCCGGCGTGTGCTCGATGATCAGATAGGGCGACGGCGTGAAGCTGTCACGCTGTGGACCTTCGTCCACGATCATCGTCATGTAGCCCATCACGAGCTTGTACGGTGTCGAGACCGGGCCAAGCATGAAGCCCAGCTTGGTGACCGCGATGATGTCCTCGGTTGCCGGGATCAATATCTCGTTCATCCGCAGCAAGGCTGCCGCGCGGATTTCGCCCGCCAGCTTGTTGACGACATCCTGATCGGATTCGATTTCCTGAAACCGCCCCTCAAGCGAGGGCAGCAACCGCTTCATATACGGCAACAGTTGCGTGCCCGGCTTCAGTTCGAACTCTTCATCGAGGCGCTTCAGTGCCATGTGATCAGGCCTTCTTCTTCGCAGAGCTTGGCGCTACGTCGGGATCGACAGGCGTGCTGCCGAGTTCGACAGCGTCGATGATGCAAGGCTGCACCGCAGGATCAAGGCAGGTCTCGCCTGTCATCTGAAACTTCATCGATGGCGACAGCGTGCGCCCGGCGAACACGCAGGATTTGCCGAGCGTGACATCGTAGACCCTGCCCGCCGTGAACGTCGGCAGCGCCTTGCCGCTCATGCCCCTCGGCTGCGGCGGATCGCCGTCAGACGGCGAGGCCGGTCCGCCGATCTCGATGACACGATCATCGATCCACTCGCCGGGACGCACGTCGCGCTTCGAGCCCTTGCCGCTGACCGGTGCCTGCACTGGTCCGGTCGAGCCCGGGTTGAGCCGCGCCTGACGTACGGCGTCAACCGCTTGGTCAGACATCGGGATGTTGTGGTTCTGTTGCGGATATTTATCCGTAGCCATGTGGGTCTCCCAGTTGTTACGCGATGCCGATGTCGATGCGTTCGGCGACGAGATAGCAAGCGTTGACGTTGTCGGTGAGGCCCTCGATCCTGATCTTGTAGTTGTTGATCGCGGTGCCACCGAGCGCTGCAAGATTCCACGTGCAGTGCCTGATCAACACGGTCGGATCATTCGGATCGACCTCATCGGCGATGAGCGACGGCGTGCGCACCGTCGTGAAGCCTGCGCCCGTCAACAGCCTTGCGACGAAGGTGTGGTACGGAGCACCGCGCCAACTCTCCAATCTGAAATCGCAATAGACCGTGGTGACGTTCGATGGCGTGGTGCGCATCGTCGAGATGTGGCGGAAATCCGCGCGCGGTCGTGACGTGAGCGCGCGCGAGTTGGCTGCCACACCGAAGCCCGGCATCTCGTCCGTCGTGCCGACGAGCGTGACGCGGAACGGCAACAGCGGCGGCAGGTTCACCAGCGGGTTCACATC